ACAATGTGTCAGTGGGGCTAATCAGGTGGCTTACAGGCGCAGACAAGAAGCCGGGTATTTTGACAGCCTCAGCACCAGCCCTTCAGGGGATTGCACACTAGGCACCATCATGCTGGCTTCGGCCTACTACCGCCAGCGCGGTTCCATTGACCAATTTGCTAGCTTCGATTCGATGGGCCAATCAATCACCACTAACGCTTTCAGCCCAATGGTGAAGCAGCTGTTAGGCGTTGACCGACCAGCGGTGGCCTGATGGCCTACACCGACCTATTTAACGAAGCCATTGATGACCTGGCTACAACGCTGGCCACAATTTCAGGCCTTCGAGTAGTCACAGATCCACGCAACCTCAACAGCAATTGCGTGTTCATTGATGCCCCAAGTTTTCAGGCAATGAATAACCACATCGTGACAATGACTTTCCCCGTGCGCGTCATCGGCATTGGCCCGGGCAACCTTGACGCATTGCGCCCGTTGCTTTCAATTTCGGCAAGCCTTCTCGAAAAGAATGTTGCCGTTATCAGCGGAAATCCTGCATTAGCCGCTATCGGCGGGCAGGAATTCCCCGCTTACGATCTAACGATTCGCATGCAATCGCAATCAATCTGACATAATCTAAATAAGCGGTGGCCCGACAACACCAAACAAACTAGGAGTAAAAATGGCCACCAGCAGCACCACCTACCTCACAAACCCAACCGTGAACATCACGCCAGCAACATCGGGCACTGTTTTTGATGCCACATCAGTGACTTCTTCAGCGGCCATTACGGTGGGCTATGACCCACTCGAATCAACTAGCTTCGGCGATACCGGACACCAGTTTGTTAAGGGCCTTCAAAATGTCGAAGTGACATTGACCTGCTACGCCTACTACGGCGCAACTTCTATCGAGCAGACAATGAACGCAGCTCTCGGCACTGGCACAACCACGATTGTGATCAGCCCTGCTGGTACCACCGAATCAGCAAGCAACCCTGAATACACAATTACAAACTGTTTCCTTGCGTCATACCAGCCCATCAACGGCAACTATGGCGAATTGAGCATGTTTGAATTGACCTTCCAGGGTGGAACCTTCGCGCGCGACATTACAGCGCCCTAACACAGAAAGCAGCCGACAATGCAACTCACACTGCAAATTGACACCGGGCACGGCCCCGTTCAAGTCAAAACCAATTTGATGGTCATCGTCAATTGGGAACGCAAATTCAAACGCAAAGCCAGCCAACTAACAGACGGCGGTATCGGCATGGAAGATCTAGCGTTCATGGCATACGAATCAGCCAAAATCGCTGGCATCACAGTGCCCATCGTGTTTGACCAATTCATCGAATCACTGGTGTCGCTTGAGGTCGTGAATGAGGAAGAGACAAACCCTACCGAGGCGGCACCTACCGACATTCACTAGCGTCATTGCTGGTGGAAACAGGTTTTTGGCCGCCTGAAATACCGTTTGATATTCCCGACTTGAATACCTGCATTAGCATTATCAATGAATCGAGGAAGAAGGCCAAATGAGCGTTACAGCTACAACCGAAATTTACGGGCTGAAGCAGGCGCTGGCTGAACTTCAGAAAATTGACAGCAAGACAAAGTTTCAGGCTGTTAACAAAATTAAAGCTGGTGGCGCTGCAATGGTGCAGGAAGTGGCAGGGCGCTACCCAGATATGCCACCTATTAGCGGTATGGCCCCGACCCGTAAGGGTGGGGCGCGTTTGGCGTATGACCCTAAGAAGGTTCGTAAGGGCGTGACTATCCAGGTGGGCGGGCGTGCCCGAAATGGATCTAGTCCGCTGGTGACTTTGATTCAAAAAGACGCGGGCGGTGCTTTGTTTGACATTGCAGGCCTTCGTGATTCCAGCTCGCAGTTTGTCCGGTCATTAAACGCTGGCTACGGCAACGCACAGCGCGGCATGTGGCGAGCCCGTGCCTACATTTACGGCCAGGCCACAAAAGACATTCTCGATGCCATTGAACAAGTGTTAAAGCAAGTCAACAGAAACCTGGTGCAGTAATGGCTGTTTATATTCCCATTGTTTCGGAATTCAATTCGAAGGGCATTGACAAGGCCATTAAGGAATTTCAGAGCCTCGAGACAACTTCACAAAAAGCACAGTTTGCTATTAAGAAAGCGGCGCTACCTGCGGCAGCTGCACTTGCTGGTGTGGGCGCTGCATTGTTTGATGCGACCAAAGCGGCAATGGAAGATGAAGCCGCGCAACGCCAGCTGTATGTAGCACTGAAAAACAATGTGGGCGCTACCGATGCCGAAATCAAAGCCACGGAAAACTGGATTTCCAAGCAAGGAAAACTGTTCGGCATTACCGATGATGAGCTAAGGCCCGCGCTTCAGAAACTGACACAGCAAACACACAGCGTTGCTAAAGCGCAGGAATTGGCGCAACTGGCAATGGACATCAGTGCCAGCACAGGGAAAGACCTCTCGAGTGTCACCACCATTTTGGCTAAGGCTCAAGGTGGGCAGGTTTCAGCGCTTGCCAAACTAGATCCACAAATGAAGCAGGCCATCAAAGATGGCATGAGCCTTGATGATGCAATGGCTTCGCTGGCGATGACCTTTGAAGGTTCCGCTGCAACCGCCGCTGGTTCTGCACAAGGTCAAATGAAGAAACTGTCTACTTCATTGAACGAAGCCAAAGAATCCATTGGTGCTGCGCTGTTGCCAGCCATCAATAAATTGCTTCCGGTGCTTCAGAGCTTTGGCCAGTGGGCCCAAGACAACACAGGTTTGTTCTTGGGTATCGCTGGGGCCATCACAGGCATCGCTGTGGCCGTTACAGCGGCCAATGCGGCCATGACAGCCTGGAAGGCCATTACGGTCATTACAACGGCTCTCAACAGCGCTCTGGCTACTTCCTTCACAGCTGTGCAAGTGGCTTCAGGCCTAATCGTGTTCACGGCCATCATTGCGGGGCTCATCATCGCCTACAACAAATTTGCCTGGTTCCGTGATGGCGTGGCAGCAGTATTTGACTTCCTGAAGAACGCTGTGGGGCTTTGGGTCGATGGCATCAAGTTCCAGTTTCAGGTGGTCTACAGCGTGTTTAAGGTTCTGTTTAACGGCATCGCTTCGCTGTGGAATAACACTGTGGGCAAAATGTCGTTCAAAATCCCTGGCTGGGTGCCTGGCATCGGTGGCAAGGGATTCGATGTACCTAACATTCCGATGCTGGCTGAAGGTGGCATTGTCACCGGGCCTACTTTGGCAATGATTGGCGAGGCGGGCCCTGAAGCCGTTATTCCGTTAGATCGTGCAGGCGGTATCGGTGGCACCAATGTGACCATTCATGTGAACGGCGGAGACCCCAACGCAGTGGTGGCAGCTCTACGCACTTACATGCGCCAAAACGGTTCTGTTCCTATCAAGATAAGCAACGCGTACTAATGCCACAAAACTATGTTGCCGCTTACAGCACGGATTTAACGACATTTACCGCGCTAACTAATGTCCAAGAAATTACCTTAAATGTCGGTAGGCAACGCCAACTAGACGCTTACAACGCCAGCACGGGCACCATTCGAATGCGCTACCCAACCGGGTACGCATCGCCCATCACGGCTTTAAGCAGCGGTAATTACATACGCATACAAAACGCAACCGATGGCCAATTCATGTTTTACGGCACCATCAATAATGTCGATGTGCAATACGGAATTCCCTACGAATCAGGTGTAGGAAACGCTGACTTCGTAACCATTACTATTGAAGGCTTCTTTGCTCGTTTTGGCCGTGTTCAAGGCCTTGACTATGCAATGCCATCGGCAAGTGTTTATTCGCAGCTGCTCACATGTGGAACACAAACAAGTCTTCAAATTCAGGCTTCTTCAGCAAATACGCAGGTTATGGCTGGCACCACAATTTCAAGCTCGTGGGGCGATTGGGTTAACAAACTGTTGGTGTCTATTAATGGCCGCATGTGGGATTCGTACGGTGCAGCGGTCAACATCATTAGCCCGTTTGAGCTGTACCCCAGCGCCATCACTTTTAGCGATACCACAAACAACGCCACAAACCAGCGTTACGACCAAATCAACTTTGGCAGCTACGCAGACAACTACTACACCCAGGTAACTGTTGATCCAGAGAGCTACGCGGTGGCAACTGTTCAAAGCGGGTCGGCCCCGTACCGAACACTCAATGTCAACACCTACAACTCAAGCGTGAGCCAGGCAACTGATTACGCCAACTATCTGTTGAACAATTACAACACCAAAGATTTTGCGTTGCTCTCTATTAGTTGTTTGGCTGAGGCTCAAAACACTTTCAAACTTGACCAAATTTCGGGGTATTCGGGCCAGCAGTTTTCGACAACGCCAGGTACTCGAGTGGCTGTGGTTTTTCGTGGTACGACTTATCAGTGCATTGTTGAGGGCGTAACGATGTCTGCTACGCCTGAATCAAGCCGGTACACCTATTACCTTTCGGGGGCGGATTTGAACAACTATCTGATACTTAATGACACGGTTTTTGGCAAACTAAACGAAAACAAATTGGGGTACTGATGGCTACTAAAACTTTCACGACTGGCGAAGTCCTGACGGCTTCGGACACGAACACTTTTCTTGCTAACTCAGGGCTTGTTTATGTCACTAGCGCAACGATTGGTTCGGGCGTATCAACCGTGACGGTTAGCGGTGCATTCAGCAGTACCTATGACAATTACCGCATCATCATGGATGGCGGTACTGCTTCAGCAGTTACAGACTTGACTGTGAAACTCGGTTCAACGGCAACTGGCTACTACTCAAATATGGTGTATTCGTACTTTAATGTGGCCACCGTTAGCGCAATTAACACGGCTAACGGATCATCATTTGCTTATGTTGGCGGTGGAAACACCCTGAACGCGCATTGCGAATTTGACTTGTTTGCGCCAAACCTTGCCAAATACACATTGCTTACAAACGCCACATGGGTGCAAGAAGGCGCAGCGGGTGGCATCGGAACCACTCGAGGCTTTTTGGTGCGTGGTGTTTGATTGCAGCTGCATTCTGTGCTGTTGGCTTTGGCTGGGTCTTGGCATGGGTAGCGGTACGCATCAGCGCACGCCCCAGCGAGCGCGCTAAGCGCCAAGAGGGCTATCAGAGGCTTCAGGTAGCGCATCAATTTCTTCCTGTGTTAGTTCGCGGGTGATGGTTTCGCCCGTTTCAGCGTCATGGAATGTGCCAAGTATTGGGTCGCTC